ACTGGGTCTTTGTCGTCTTTGTCTGCATATAGTTCGGCATAGAAAACGCAAGCGTCGCCTGTGTAGTTCAACATTTGGGTTCTCACACGACCGTTTGGGTGTGCTTCCCAAAACCGCGCTAAACGGGATTCAACGGTTTCGTAATTGCTTAAATCAAATGCCATCAGCAAGCCACCCAAACAATCGCTTTGCGCCCGTATTGTGTTTTGCGACGTAGTCCACTGTCCATAATGTAGCCGTCTTTGTGTAAGCCGTTAATGCGCGCAGAAACAGATTGTGCAGGTAACAACAACAGTGTTGAAATTTCGTCTGCTGTCATTCCTTTTGCTTCGCTTTTTGCAGCCCATTTGATCCAAAAATGGATTAGTTCACGTTGCTTGCCGGCATTAGGTTTTGCTTTTTCAGCTGCTTCGCGTGATGTGTCAACGGCATCGTGTCGCACTGCAACGCTTGGGTGATCTAACGCAACTTTTGTTTTGTGTCCACCTAAACCGATTGTGGATGTAAACATTTCTAGTTGTTCTGACATGTCGGGATTCTCTTTCATTAGTCGGGTTTAATCTGGCCGCCTAGGCCTTCAATTGCCAAAATAACACATTCGGCGTAGTCATCCTGACCACTCAATTGAAAATCAATCAGCATGTTTCGCAAACCTCGAATCAGGTGATCCTCACGATATTTGCGTTCAACATGCTTAGGTCGCGCAATCTCATCTAACAGATTGAACACGGCCATTTGATGGTTCATCATTGCTTTTGATTCCAAAACCATTTTCCTTGTTTCCTCGGAAAGTTCGCCCTGATTCCAAGCAACGCCTTCGCTCATTGTGCTGTTTTCCATGGTGACCAACCCGAACGTGTGAAAATTATCAAGCCAGCACGCAAGTTAATTTGTGGGTCTAACAACATTTCACACGAGGTCAGCAGACCTGATTTTTGCAAATAACTATTTGCGCCGCGACACCAAAAACCGTTGATCTGCATCAAGCCATAACTGCCTGACATTGGATCTTTGGTGTTGTGGCTTGTTGCAATTCCGTTACTTTCTCTAGTAATCACCATGACCAGTTTTTCGTATTGCTCAACTGGCCAGCCAAGGTTTACGGCCAGCGCTGCAAACTGTTCTGGCGCGGTTGCGTAGGGGTCAATAAACAACGTGCTGGAAGTCGTCGTCGTTGGCTCGATCAAATATGGATGCACATCAAGGGTTCGGCTAGGTTGCCCTGATTCGCTGTTTACAGGCCCTAGGGCGAGGGTAAACCCCCATAATGCTGTAATCAGGCTTGCAATTATTTTGGGGGCTGTAAATGTCACATTTTCTCCAATTGGTATGGAACGCCCCAACTGCCTAGAGCGTTCTTGAATGCAAGTTGCGAATGCAACACGCGGCCGCTTTCGGGGTCACGGAAAATCTGAACCATGCACTGTTGCCCATCATCAAGCGAAGTCAGAAAAACTTCGTAGTGGTAAGTCTTGTGATCCATGGTTTGTGGCCTTTCGTCGGTGTCTCCACCGTAGGCAACCCGTCAGGCTATTGCAAGGATTTCGCTTGTTTCCATTGCAGTACAAGGGCTGGAACACGGTCGCCGACGTAATAGTTGACGTGCCATGGCTCGGAATCCAGTTCCCAAGTGAAGCCGTACAGCGCGGCTGTGTCAGCCATGAACGCTAAACGTTCGCCTGATGCTTCAGAAATATCACAGGACAAACCGAGGTTGTGATTTGATTTTCCAGGTTGTGCAATCGGGGCTTTCCCTTTTTTTAGATACCAATTTTTGCCCTGATAAACCCGGGGTTTCACGCCTTCAATTGGAACAAGTTGCATGCGATCATTCCATGCGATTGTTTGCGTTGCCAAAGAACGGTAAGTGTCAGCTGCGCTTGTGGGCTTAAACGTTTTGATGCCATCGGCAAATGCTCGATCACGCCAAGCCATCCATGCTTGCGCTGCCAACAAATGCAATTTGCCGTAAGGCTTTATTTCGGCCAACAAATTAATTGGCACTTCACCTGGCGTTACATGTTGCAATGTGGCAGGCAAAATGATTTTGTGTTTATGCGGTACGGCCACGACCGAAAGCCAAATCCTTTGGATTTACATAACGCAACAAAACTGGCACAAGCGCGGCCAACGCCGCTTTGCCCAAATCTGATGGGTTCATGTTGCCTGTCGAATAAACAGCAATAACTGCTGCAATTATTGAACGACCGTAACTGGCCAACATTGCTTTGTCACTTGGTTTCATCGGTTCGCTCCTTTGCCTTTGATTTTAGCCCGTTGCCAGCAACAAGGCCCGACAATGTTCCTGTAAGAAACACGCACAACGTGGACAGCAGATCAATGATCTGGGCATCCGTGGGGGCTTGTTCCATAGGCTGGTCAATAAACAAGATGCCGTAGATAAATGCAATGATGGTAAACGCGAAGCAAATTGCCATAATGCGGCCAACAAATACGATTAGGCCTGCGTGATGTTGTTCTGGTGTCTTAGTCACAGGCGGCCTTTGTGAAACATTTATATTCGACATTAGTTTTTGAATAACTGCAACCACTACAACCCCACATCACTACTGCGATTAGTAACGCGTACCCCAGCAATGCGCGCCATTTCATTATTCGCTGGGCGGTGGTGGTGGCGGTGGTGGCAATACGCACACGCCGTTTTCTACTGCCCAGCCGATACCGCAAGGGTTAGCATCGGTGTATTCAATCCATTCGCCAGGTTGTTCAGCAATCCATTCAGCGTCAGCAACGACTGTGTTTACAACGATGTTGTTTTCTACTTGCGCGTAAGTTGCCATAGTTCCTTAGACCTCATAAGTGATGTATACGTAACCAGTTCCGCCTGCAGCGCCTGATGTGCCTGCTGTACCGCCAGAACCGACTGTGATTGTGATTGATGCGCCTGCGGTTACTGCACCACCTGCAACGATTTCAGCGCCGTTTTGTGCGCCGCGTGTTGATGTGGTGTAAAAACCGCCAGACAATGACGCTTGATATGACGCACCATTACCAGAGTTTGCAGCGCCAGCAACGGCAACTGCAGACAGGTTAAAACCAGTGTTGAACGCGCCGCCACCAGTTGCCGAAACTGTGCCGCCAGCAAATGCCACAGAGGAAGTACCACCTGCACCAGCGCTTGCTTCACCAGCACCGCCGCCGCCAGCGCGGATGTATGCAATTGCATAAGTTACGCCAGCAGGAACAGTCCAAGTACCGCTTGCCGTAAATGCTGCAACGTTCGTTTGACTACCCACGTTTGACCATGCGCTTCCTGTGTAAACCTGTAGTTTGCCTGTGCTTTCAAGATAACAAAATTGGCCTTGTGCAAGTGTCTTTTCACCTGCACCGCCAAATGCTGCATCCCGGGTTGTTGTCGATGCAAATACAGGAATACCAGTGTTTATCTGTGTTACCTGTGCAGCCGTAAGAACTTGGCCAGCCGTAAAAACTGGAACTGCTAGTTGCGCGTTTGCTCCCATAATTGCTCCTTATCCTAAGACATTTAATGCGTCAAGTGTGCCATACACAGCGTCATCCAAAATCAGTTCATAGATGATGGTTGTTGGGGCGGTGCTGATCAAAACTCTGTGGCCTGAACTTAAATCCAGATAATGCTCGATGCCTTCAACGGACAATTCCTGGGCAAGTTCAGTTGTTCCTGTACCGCTTGGGAAAGACTTTTCAATTGTGATTGTGTCGCCAATTTCAATGACTGCCACAGTGTCGCGTTGGGCTGTTGTTAAAGCCATAAACGCTGTTTCAACGGAAGTAAATCTGGCTTCAGGATCGCCGTTCAGCAGGTAACTGGCGGCGGTGTCAATGCTGCCTTGTTCGTGTATCAGGCTGTTTGTGATGCTTGACGTTTGTATGAAATATGTGGCGATTGATGCCCCATCCTCAACAGTTGCCGTGTTGCCGTTAAGACCAGTGACAACAGATCGATTGATTACGGAATCCGCTTCAAATGAAATGCCCAAACCGTAATAGGGAATTTCTGTTCCGTCGTCGTGGAAATCTGCCACCGATCCCGACAGTGTGCTACCGATGCGGTCTTGGAATGTGAAAACGCCTTCACGAGACATAAACACGCGCCCAAATTCTGCTGTGTCGTTTATTTGCGAAACATACGACAGCACATTTGTTCCAGCTGCGACTGTGTATGCGGAATCGTGGCCAAGGTTGACTGTTCCTGTTGCAATGTCACGGCTTGCGCCTGTGGGAAAATCTACTTCTGGCAAACTTAAAACGGTTTCTAATCGTTGCCCTGATGTTTCGGGGTGAACGTTTAATTCGTCTAAGTAGGTTTGCGACAGCAAATAAAACTGATCCGCACAGTACACAGTGACGCTGTCTAATCCGCCCAACGCAAAGTTGTAGTCATAATTGATAACGAAACCGCGAAAGATCAGTTCTGGGTTGTCGGCGTTGTCGTATCGAATTAGTTTGACTTCGCGCATTGGGGCAAGCCCCGGCACGTTTTGGTTGCTGTCGTAGAATGGACTGTTTTCATCAAACGGATTAAAAATCCCTGAGACATCAAGAATTTCAAATGACATTGTTCCTGCGCTAAATGTGTCGCCAATGTCGCGACGGCCGCGCTTTACGCTTATTGACTGGGTTGATTCGATTACTGACGCAAACTGTGTTGTTCCGTTCAACACATAATCTGGATTGTCTAAAACACCTTTAAGAGCGCTGTTTAGTGTGAACGCGTCAACGGTGAACCCTGCATCAATTTGCAGGTCGTAGTTGCCAGCGTTGACAACTGGAAAGCCAGCCATTAGGCAATGTTCAAGGCCAACGGCCCTGCACTCCGCGAATATGCGCGCAAAGCGTTTGTGATGGCTTGACCAATTTCCGCGCTTGTTGCTAATCCGCCGTTCACGTTTATGTTCACGTCACCACCGCCGCCAGCGCTCATTTTGGATAATGGCACTACTGCTTCAGGGCCTGCTTCGCCAATTAGCGCCAAGGTTGGTTTGTTGACAATTCCGCCTTCAGCCATCTTTGGAATGCCACCTACGCTGGCCACAATCTTGTTTACGCGCTCATTAACCAAAACATCAATGGTCACTGTGCGTTTCATTTTGGCTGCGATCGCATCCATTTTGGCCATCAATTTTGGTGTCAATTTGTCTAGTTCGGCTTGTAAACCGTTGACAACGGCAGTCGCGCTATCAATACCTGCCTGATACCACTTAGCGGCAGCATTCAAACCAACCTTGTTTGCAGCGGCGTTTGCAGAATCCACAAGCGCGTTTGTTTCGTCAATGGCGACCTGACCGCCAGCGATCAATTGATCCGCAATTGCCGCGCCTGCTTCCGCGCCTGACGCCAAAACTTGGGCTAATGCATCTTTGGAAAGGTTTTTATCGAGCAGTGCCTGAATCTTGGCTGCATAGTCAATTACACCTGCAACCTGGCTTCGCAGCCCGTCTAAAAATCCTTTTCCTGTTTCTTTGCCTGCGTCTTGTGCATCAGCGAAACTAAACGCCTGTTTTATGCTGTCGGAAACCGACGTTGCAAAATCATCAAATGCGCTTTTGGCATCAATCAAAGCGTCGTTAGCATCGCTTAATGCTTCGCCCAATTTGTCTTTGAATGCAGCAGCAAATGATTCGACTTCCTTAGCCGCACCCCCGACCGCATCTTTCTGATCTTTCAGTGCTTTATTAAAAATGCCTGCTTCATCAGCCAAACGCATTTGTTGTGTTGATGATCTGCCAAGTTCCTGATTCCATGCGCCAGTTGCTTTTTCAGATTCACCAACAATGCTCGCAACAGATTTGATAGCACCAAGGAAACCGCGAACTGCTTTAGTTGCTGGGTCAACAAGTTTGAAAATGTATTCAAACCCTTTCCCAATTTTGGTAAACGTTTCTGGGTTGCGTTGAACCCAAAGCGAAATGTCAACAAGCGAATTGCTAAATTCTTGAATTGCCGGCAATAGTTTTGTGCCAAGTTCTATTTGCACATTTTTTAGAACTGCACCAAGGGTTCGTTGACTGTTTGCTAGGCCATCGCTTGTTCGCAGGAAATCGCCTTGTGCGTCGCCTGTTTGTTTGTAGATTGCGGCTTGTGCAGCCAACACTTTCTGTTGGGCGGTTAGCGCGCCTTTGCCGTCGTAAATGCCAAGGGTCATTGCCTCTTGACGCAACACAGCATCGTTCAGCAGAACGCCATAGCGGCGCAATGGTTCTGATTCACCGCGCAATGCAGCGCCAATCGCTGTAATTGCTTCCTCTGGGGTTGTGTTGTTAAACGATGCCAGGTCGGTTGACAAGGTCACGAAATCGGTTGTGAACGTTGCCAGATCATCGCCAGCCAATCCAGCTGCTTTTCCGAATGTGCCGAATACGCCTGCCGCGTCGAGGACAGATTGTTTCGATTGGCCAAGGCTTGTTGCGGCGGTGGATGCAAAATCTTTAATGCTTTTTGATGCGCGCCCAAAAACAACATTTACCTTGCTTGTTGATTCTTGAAAATCTGATGCTGCGTCAATAGCAGGTTTGATCACTGCGGCAATTGATCCGATCGCTGCGGCTGCTGGAATCGCTGCACGTTGCAACAGAAACATTGCCTTCGAGCCTGTGCCTTGCAATGTTGCAAATTCGGCTTTGGCGGCATTGATGCCTTTCGGATTGAATTCCGAAATGATTGGAATTTTAATTGCCATCAATAACCAAATTTCTGTTGACTTCCGCCATTACATCGCCGACCAAGTCAACCACAGCGCCTTGAATTTGTATTGCATTTGATTCGTACGCAGGCCACATTGCCCGGGATGCGTTGCCATAGCCCTTGTTCATCAGGTTTTGCACGAACTGGGATGATGCGTTGTTGCGACCTGCAATGTCAAAGATCGAACCCCAACCTGTGCGCTGCTGAACCATAAACACAGCGACTTCATCAGTTCTGCCTTTACGCGTGTTGATCTTTGCAATCACACCTTTTTTGACAAGGCCGCCATCCCAACCGCCTAAACGTGCATGAGGGCGCGCCATGTGAGACAACGGCGCTTCAGATGGGAACTTGGCTTTTGCCTGCACGACAACAGGCTTCACAATGTCTTTGTAGCGCTTTGTGAATTCGCGACGCAATTTAGGGTTGACTTTGTTCAGTTCTTTTAACGCGGCCTGCACACCAAACACGTTGACTGAAGTTGTAACGCTCATCGCCTTTTATCCTTTGACTGGTCATTCAAAACACTAATGACGGTCAGCAGGTCGCGTGTGTCAAATTCTATGTGCGGCGGCCACCACCCTACTGAAACCAGCAATTCTGCTAGTTGTTTTCGGTAAG